CTGAAGGACGTGCCGCCCGACATCCTCAAGCGCGGCACCGACAAGCACATCGCCTCATGCCCCTGGTGGCCAAAGATCGCGGACCTCATGGCCCTGATGCAGCCGGAACTCGACGACCGGCGCCGCATGCTCGATCGCGCAGAGCGCCTCGCAGCCCTCGGCCCCAGGGAGCAGCCCGAGCGCCATGTCCCGACGCAGGAGGAGCGCCTGAGCATGGCCGACGCAGCAAAGCGAGCGGTCGAGCGCCTCCGCAACATGCCGGGGCCAGACACGGTGGGGACCAGTGGCAGCAAAGCCTGAAACACGCACCCTGACCGACCTGCAGAAGGCATGGGCCAAGGAGTACATCGGCGGCGCGAGGTTCAACGCCAGCGCAGCAGCCGCAGCCGTTGGCATGTCCGAAAGCGAGGGACGCAGGATCAGAGCATTACCCCACATTGTGGACTACATCGAAAAGCTACAGGCCGAGAGGCTCGCATCCGCTGCGCTCAAAGGCGACAGGGTGCTGGCCGAGATGATCGCCCTGGCGTTCTCGGATATGGCCGACATCGTCAAGGTCGAGGATGGCCGGCTGATCGTCAGCGACTTTGAGAGCCTGCCCCGGACGGTGACGACGGCGATCAAGAAGATCAAGCTGCGCCGGTCGAACAAGGCCGAGGGAGACTTCGACGAGGTGCTGGAACTGGAACTGCACGACAAGCTGGGGCCGCTGACCAAGCTGTTCGAATACCTCGGCCTGGCAGGCGAGGGAGCAGACGCGGCCCACGAGAAGCCAACATTCACGGGCCTGACGCTGATCGGGCCAGGAGGGAAAGACCAATGAGCAAGCCGAGTAGGGCAATCGTTCAGCTATCAGGAGGTGGCGCCAGCTACGTGGCGGGCCTCCTGGCAATGGAAGAGTTCGGGCAAGAGAACACCATCTGGCTGTTTGCCGACGTGCTGTATGAGGATGAGGATCTTTACCGCTTCCTCGGCGACATCCGGCGTAGGCACAACATTGAGATCACGACGATCACGCCGGGTCGCGACCCGTGGCAAGTCTTTGAAGATGAGGGCATGATCGGGAACACGAGGGCCGACCCATGCTCGCGCATCCTCAAGAGGGAGCCTTTGTCGGCGTGGCGTGATGCCAACTGCGACCCGTCGCTGGACGTGACGATCATCGGCTACGACGCGAACGAGGAGCATCGCTGGGACAGGCTCAAGGAGCGGCATGCCCCTTGGCAGATGAGAGCGCCCCTGATCGAGCAAGGCATCTTCAAGGAGAAGGTTCTTGCCATCGTCGAGCGCAACGGCATACGCCTTCCTCGCCTCTACGGCATGGGGTTCCAGCACAACAACTGCGGTGGTCGATGCATCAAGCAAGGCCACGCTGGCTGGGCGCTGCTGTACAAGACAATGCCTGAGAGGTTCTTGGAGGTTGAGGCGAGAGAACGAGCGTTTCGTGAGCGCACGGGGAAGGACGTGGCCATCTGCCGCGACCGTGCCGGTGGAGACACAATGCCCTTGCCCCTGGAGGCCTTGCGTCATCGCATTGAGCGGGAGCCAGAGACGATCGACCTGTTCGACTGGGGAGCCTGCCAATGCATGGAGGAGGTCGCGCCATGACATGCCCAAAGTGCGGCAACCCGCAGTCGATCGTGACCAACAGCAGGCCGACGAAGCGCAAGCCCGGTGTGAGACGCCGCCGCGAGTGCTGCGCCTGCAAGCACCGCTGGACGACCATGGAGATGGAGGTCTGATGGGCCTCGCCTACCACAAGACGCTCAACTTCGCCGGGTCGCCCACTGTCTGGGACATGATCAACGACCCGTCGTTCATCCGCATCATCCGGGGCGCGGTCGGGTCGGGCAAGTCCACCGGCATGTGCGCCGAGATCATGCGGCTGGCCATGTGCCAGGAGCCTGCTGCGGACGGATGGCGCTACTGCAAGGCGGGCGTGGTCCGCAACACCTACGGAGAATTGATGACCACGACCCTGGCGACGTGGCGCTCGATCTACCCCGAGGAGGTGTTCGGGCCGGTCAGGCATGGGGCGCCGATCACGCATCACATCAGGATCCCCGGCGACAACGGGAACCCCGGCATCGACCTGCTGGTCGAGTTCATGGCCCTGGACCGCGTGAAGGACGTGAAGAAGCTGCTGTCCTGGGAGGGCAGCGTGATCTGGTTCAACGAGCTGCGCGAGGTCGCCAAGCAGATCTTCGACGCCGCGACGGCGCGTGTCGGGCGCTACCCGTCGAAGGCCCAGCGCGGCGTGAACTGCACCCGCGCCGCGATCCTCGGCGACACCAACCCGCCCGACGAGGACCACTGGCTCTATGCCCTGGAGCGCGACGGGCCGCAGGGCTATGAGTTCTTCGACCAGCCCCCTGCCGTGCTGGAACTGCACGAGGTGGACTGGGCCTACGACCCCCGCGAGGTGATCGAGGCCGCAGGCACCCAGTTCATCGTCACCCCCGACGCCGAGAACCTCGACAACCTGCCCGAGGGCTACTACGCCAGGATGCTGCCGGGAAAGGATCTGGAGTGGATCGCCGTCTACGCCCAGGGCCGCTATGGGTTCGTGGCCGATGGCAAGCCGGTGGTGCCCGAGTATCGCGACGATCTCATGGCCCGCGATGACCTGCCCGTGCTGGAGGATCGCCCCCTGCTGATGGGTATCGACATCGGTGGCGGCACCCTGGCGCCGGCTGCGATCGTGGGCCAGCTGCACGAGCGCGGCATCTGGCTGATCCATCACGAGGTTTGCGCTCTCGACATGGGGCTGGAGCGCTTCAGCACCCAGGTGGTGCAGGACGTGGCGACGAGGTTCCCCAACCGCGACATCGAGCGGGCCTGGGCCGACCCGGCAGGCAACCAGCGCGACCCACTGTTCGAGCAGACCATCATCGACCACATGCGGCACAGCGCAGGCATCCCGACGTTCGCGGCGCCGACCAACGACATTCGCAGCCGCATCACGGCCTGGCGCACACCGATGGGCAGGCTGATCGACGGCCAGCCCGGTGTCCTGCTCAACCGCCAGCACTGCCGCACCCTGCGGGCAGGCCTGTCGGGCCGGTGGCGCTATCGGCGGGTGCAGGTCAGCGGTACCGAGCGCTTCAGCGAGAAACCCGAGAAGAACGACTACAGCCACCCCTGCGATGCCGGCGGCTACCTGCTGCTAGGCGGCGGCGAGTTCCGCAGCATGAAGGGGCGCGACAAGAAGCTGCACCGGCCCACGACGCACAGGGCCAAGACCGAGTTCAGGGTGTTCTAGGAGGAACCATGACCGACGACATCCGACGCATCGCACCGCCCAGCCTCGACCCGATGCAGGAGCGGTTCCCGTCCACCGGCATGAAGATCGGCGAGGCGATCTCGCGGGCCGCGCGGTGGTGGGACGTGACCGGGCGCCACCTCGTGAAGCAGGACAGCAACGTCGTCGAGGTGGGCCGGAAGGTCCGCAACGGCTTCGTCATGCGCGGCGAGGATGTCCCCGAGATCAAGAGCGGCATCCTGATGGGCCTGCCGTGGGACAGCCTCGACCGCCTGGAGCAGAGCAGCGTGGTGCAGCACTGGCACCGGGAGTTCGTCGAGAAGGCCGATCTGGAGGCCGCAGCGATGCGCGTCCTGCACCCATGAGGTACGGCATCCCCCGGAAGGCGGTGCCGGCCTACGTCGTGTTCCAGCGGGCGCTGCCGCAGCAGTGGCGATGGTGGCACCTGATCACCGGCAGGGAATGGGCGCACTGCTGGATGATGCGGGCCGAGGCCGTCGGCGAGCCTGGGCTGCTGGGCGAGTGGATCACGATCAAGGTCGAGACGACGCCCGCCAGGGTCCACATCGACGTGTACGGTGGCCATCCCGACAATCTCGTCGCCGAGGCACAGGTCGCCATGCGGACGATCGACGTGCTGGCGCTGACAATCGACATCGGCGGGCGCGAGGAGTATTGTCCGCGAGGGCCTATGTCCTGCGTCAGCCTCGTCAAGGCTATGCTGGGCGTCTGGTGGCCAACAGTCATCACGCCGAGGCAGCTACATCGGAAGCTGGTGAGCCTCGGCGCAGCAAGCGCGAGGGTGCAATGGCAGACACGGTAACCAGCATTTTCAAGAAGCCCAAGGTGGCCGGCCCCGACCCCGCCCTGCTGAAGGCGCAGAAGGAGCAGAACGCCCTCCTGACCGCCCGCAACGCCGAGGAGGACCGCAAGAACAAGGCCCGCCAGAAGGTGCTGGAGGCGCAGGGCGGCAACGCCGGGTTCCAGACCCTCTTCGACGCCGAGGTCGGCGTCCCGACCCTGGGCGGCTGACGTGGCCGCAGACCTCAAGAGGATCTCAAAGCGGGCCGACGCGGCATGGGCGGCGAAGGCCCTCTGGCGCGGCATGCTCGACGACGCCTACGAGTTCTGCCTGCCGATGCGGAACCGCTGGTCAACGCAGAGCGAGGGCGAGCAGAAGATGGACCGGGTGTTCGACAGCACCGCCATCGAGGCCACCCAGCGCTTCGCCTCCAGGCTCCAGACCCAACTGACGCCGC